TATTTATTTTCGTCTTCAATTATACTGATTACTCCGTTTACCATTTCACCTTGAGCCTTATTAGCCATATCTAGTAATTCATCAAATGCTTCATTAGTATCATTATACTTGTGTTCGTGAGCTAATCTTTCTTTACCCATATAAAGATATGGTGACGCCGCAAGCATATTAACAACACTAGACTCTCTTAATTTATTTAGATATTTTTTCAAATACAACATGTTGAAATGTTTTACTAACATCGCATGTAGTGTTAAATCAGTTGATTTATTTTCCTGAATATTTTTTTTTCTTTTTCTTTCTCTCATTTCATCAAACTCAGATTCATACATCCATTTATCTTCATCCAATAAATAAAGACTTGACCCATTGTCCCATTTAACAACATACTGAACAAATCCAGGTCCTTTTTGAATTCCTTTAACAGTTCCTCTATCACCAAAAGATAATTGAGGTTCACCTAATAGTTCAATGACAACAATTCTATCATCAGGTTTAAGTTCAGGATTTAATTTCTTACTCATATATTTATAAATATAATGAAATATATAATTAAAGAATCTCAAAAGCAAATTATCCTTGAAGCAATAAATGATAGGATTAAAGAAGTTCAAGAAGATGGTGTTGAACTAACTAAAAAGATTGTTGAAGACACTAAATCACATGCTTCAATAAACTTAAAGATGATGCTTACATGGGGTGCTGCAATTGGAGGGTTTATGGGTCCAATTATGCAATGGTTAAATGGACAAGTACCAGAGTTAACAGAAAAAGATTCATCATTGATTGCTGCCGGTATTGCGTCAGTAATATTCTTCCAAGAAAGAAGTTTTACCAAATCAATTATTAAAAAGATTAAAGAAGACGGACTTGAAGAACCATTTAAATTGGGAGCAATTAAAGCTAATCAACTTAAAACTGTTTTGGTAGGTTTTTTAAAGAGTTTGAATTTATCAGCATTCAGTGTGACAAATATGTTAAGTTATGCATTCTTGGTTCCAATTATACCAATGATATATGACGCTGTCTCTGAAGGTATATGGGATATAAAAGATACTGAAATGTTGGTTAAATCATTATCGGCATTTGGATTAATAACAATTTCAGGTAATTTCTTAAAACGACTTATGGATTTAATCGTTGATAGAATTACTAAATAAAATCAATCTTTAATTCCAAATCAGACGTTCCTCTGAATATTCTGTGATAAGTTCCTTCAGGGATTAATAATACTTGTCCTTCAGTTAACTCTATAGGTAGTTGATTATCCATTTGAAATTTCCATCCATCACTTTGTACCACTTCAATCAATCTATCTTCTCTATCACGATGCCATTGTAGTTCACCACTATCAATATTGGATTTAAAAACTCTAATCTTTGAGGTTTCTGTTAGTTTTCTATCTTTATACGGTTTCATATTACCAAAATCCTGGATAAGTTTTACCGCCCCAGAGGTAACCAAAGCGATTGAGTCTACATGCCCAGTACCCCGCAGTTAATCTATCTTTCTTTTTAGAACACTGATGTCTTGCAGCGAATGATTTACGAGCTTTAGGGTTAGATACCTTAGCAGTTAAACCACCTTTAACATCACCAAATGAAATCTTTTTAACTCTACCTGTTGATGGGTTCTTTACATAAACAACATATTTCTTTCCACCACCACTATTTCTTCTTGGTTTACCAAGTTCAACTTTTTTTCCGTTATGTTCTGCCTCAGAAATAAATTCTTCTTCCATAGGAGTATCCAAGTAAATAACTCTACCACTTGATAATCTAACCTGTGTTCCAAAATCAGATTCAATAAGTTCAACATCATCTTCATTTAATTCAACCATTCCTTCGTAATATAACTCACGAGCTTCGTTAATAACATTAAAGAACTCTTCTGAACCAAATCTGAAGATATTATCATTCAAGGGAACTTCATTTGTTATATGATAATTAAGGTGTTCTGAAATAAGTGGTTTTTCCACCGATTCTGTAAGAACTTTTTTGATAAGTTTTTTGATATTCATTTTTTACTTCGTAATAAGAAATACAACCCAAATAACAATGCTGAAATACAGTAAAAAATTCCTGTGGTAATCCAATAAGAACTTGTGTAGTCTAAAATTGCTTTGAACATTATGTCGAATCCTAGTGGGTTGAAAAACATTGCGAGCATAAGGCAGTAAGTGGCAACATTTTCCTTTAGAATTCGTTTCATTTTTGTCATTATCCATTAACGTGGGTTTAAAGTTTATGAACAAAGTTCACTTTATTTATAAATATATTTGTGTGGAGGAATATTTTGTGTATATTTGTAGAAATAATTAAATAATCAAGTCCTATGAAAAACTTATTTTTTTCTCTTGTTTTAGTAATGGTTGGTTTAGTTGCCAATTCACAAGTATTTGTTGTAAAAACTGATACTATCCAAAAATTTCAACACCCAAAAGAAGTTAATTTTATTCCATCATTGGAAAATGGTTTAATCACATACACCACTCTTGGTCAGGGGGAAGTTGTTTACACTATTGATGTCGACAATAAATCTTTAACTATGAAAAATGGTGAGGGTGTGGTGTTTAATTTTGTAATCACTGAGGTATTCAAAAATCCATCAAACGATATTTTAGTTTCTTTTGAATGTGTCGATACTAAAGGTTTTAAAGGTGTTGTAGTCGTTTACAAAAATGATAATAAATCAGTTAATATGTTAGTTGAGTATGACATTAATAATGAAACCACTGAAGGTTACATGTGTTTTGATGTTAAATGTAAAAAGAAAAACCCTCGTTAGAGGGTTTTTTAATTAGATAGTTTGAATCCTTATATAATCATTTGTAGAAAATACCCGTTCCATATCTTCGTTACCATCAACAAATACAGTACATTTCGCAGATACACCTGGAAAACCATTTATACGATAAAAACTTGTAGGCTTTAAACCACTACAAAAAGCATTCATAGCTTGATTTGAATTCGGGTTATCAAAGAAATTCTTTGAGGCTTGACTGTAATCAGAGTCCATAAAATTACCTCCTGAATAATCCCCTTTAACTTTAGGATGAATGTGCCTATTCACTCTATCGTCAGGACATCCTGGTGTTCCTCTTTCATTAAGTATTTTATTAAATAAATTCCATGGTAATGGTTTAACAACGTAATTAGAAGAATCATTACCTGCCTTAAATGTGTATACCCAACCGGTAGGATTATTTTTATCTTTTTTACCTGTCCATTTTGGTTCAGAACAATGTTCCCCTTCCACAACAGTAATACCTTTGTCTGATAATAATTTTTGATACGCCTCTTTTTTAACTACAAGCATTCCTGGATAATTTCCACCCACGTCACTCATTATCTCATATTTACCCACACCATAAACTTTATCACCAGTTTGTTTGGCAATTTCTTCTATATTACGACTTTGTTTTTGAGGAACCTCAACGACTTTAACACCACCATTAAGTGTTTTTATACCTAAATTAGATAAGTCAGGACTTTGAGTTATAGTTTGTGTTGTACCAGTAGGTTGAGTTGTCGCTTGTGTTGTCGATTGTGTTGTCGCTTGTGTTGTCGATTGTGTTGTAGGTTGTGTTGTCGCTTGTGTTGTGTCTAGTTCACTTAAATAATTTCTCTTGGTGGCACTTACGTGCATTTCCAATATTCTCTGTTTTTCTTCTGAAGAAATTTCAAATAGGTTTTTCATAATTTAATTTTTATTTAATAAATAGATGTCATTTTAAAAAAATTATATACTTATTGCTAAATAAATGAAATAATGGCAGCTAAAGCAACAGGTTCAACGAAATTATCATTCGGAGTTAAGAAATCAGGTAAATCATCAAAGAAATTTACCTCAAATAAAACAAGTAAGAATTACAAAAAACCTTATAAAGGTCAAGGGAGGTAAAACATGAAAGAATACATTAAAAAACAAATCGGAAATATCAAACAGTTTTCATTCGCAGAGATGACTTCCAATAGTTCAGGAAAGACATCAGGAAGTGGAACGGCGGGTCTTTACATTGTCTTTATCGGAGGTTTGACATTCTTCATGGGTTGTGTGGATAAAATGTTTTTAAACAAGGATATTGACGTTATTACACAATCAGTAGTCCTTGTTGGTATCGGAGCAACTCTTTTAGGTTATAGAAAATCTAAAGATAAAACAGAAGAACCTACGGTAGAAGAAGTAACAGAAACTACTGAAGAAGAAATTAACGGTTAATTCCACCATCTTTCAATATTTTCACTCAATATTTTGAAAAGTAACTTTCTTGCCCTTTCGTGATTGTATCTTCCGATATTCAAAGCGATTCTTGATTTAACCTCGTATGAAGTTAAGTCCTCGTTATCTATTTTAAAAATATGATACTTTTTATCGGTAACAATTTTCTTATATACCAATGGATATTTTTTGAAAAAGTCATTTAAGTTTTCTTTTTTCAAACGTGTCTCCATATAATAACCACCCAACACATCTTCAATATCATCACCTGTCGGAACAAAGAAAAAATCTTTATCCTCATAGTCCATGTACTCCATTGTATAAAACTCTTCCTGAACTTTTTCCATCAGTTTGACACACAACATCATTCGTTTAGCATCAAGGTCTGAATTAGTGTGAAATCCTTTTTCTTTAATGTACTTAGCCTGTTTCTCTAACTTGAACTTGAATACCTCAAAAATATAATGGTCGTCCCAATCCCTGTCTTTCCAAATAACAGGAAACCACTTGATTAGATTACCAACAGATGTAGAAAAGTTTCTAACGGGATTTCTAAAATATTTCCAAATAAAATCACTTATTTTTTCTTTCATAATTCAAGAATTGCTTTCTTACTGATTAAACTTTTATTTAAAAAGACAATACTACAATCAAAGTCCAAAGAATATTTTATTAATTCTTCAGAATCTTGATACTTTTTAACATATAAATCAATCAAATTTTCTGCAGATTGAATTTGTCCAAAATTAGTTATTGAACCAATAACCTTACGTATCCATTGAAAGTCCCTATCCATAGGACAAATATACATAATCTTTCTTAATTATACAACAACTCAGTTAATTGCGGATTACTTTTTTCATACATACGTATCATAATCCCCGCTTCAGAGTTTGCAAAGTTTTCTTGAGATACGGTGTTAAACCCTTGCAATTTGATATTTCTTTGACGAGCAAACTCATGAACCCACTCGTGGGCAACAGTTCTTAAAATATCAATTAACATTCTTCCACCAGCAAGAACTTTAATTCTACCAAGTATTTCACTACCTGTAGTCATCTTACCAAAACGTTCACCAAGAAGCTGGATGTCAACGTCTTTCTTAAGTGGAGAGTTTTTTTGGCAAAATCTCAAGAAGTCCTGAATAACATTTATCTGTTCAGAACCAAGCCCACTAGATTTATCATATAAATTTACTTTCATCTTAACAATAAATATCTTATATTTCTTTTGTATATATAATTATGAAAAAGAGTTTTTTTGAAAAAGTCTTAAATAAAACAAACAAACAAGACATCGACCAATGGTTTGGTGAAAATTCTGAAATCAAAGTTACGGAATTTTCTCATTCAATTAGTCAGAAAAAAAACATTTTATCAGTAAAATTATACCCATCAAATTATGAATACGCTATCGAACTTTTTCCGGAAGGCCTGGAAATTCTTGTCTTACATACTATCAAAAGTCTTTCACTTCCTGAGGATTATATATTAACAACATCTATAGAACACTAAATTATGGCACATCCAATAATCCATGCAAAATCATCGGTAAAAAAATTCGGAGGAAAATGGGAAGATTATATCCATTTACACGAATGGTTAGATGAAACAAAAGGTTGGTATGGACATTCATCACACAGAATGTTTCGTCATCACTCTGAAGGTATATTTGAAATGGAACAACGTTTTGGTGCCGAATTTAAGAATAGTGATGGAAAAACTGTATACACCCGTTATGTTGGTGAACAACATGTAATGGAAGATTGTAACGGATATATCCCATCAGCAAAAGAATGGGTGTTAGCATTAGAAAATAAACAAAGACCTTTATGGATGATTAAAACCATGAAGTTAGAAATTGATGATTGATATTTATTATTATGAAAGAATTATTAAATAACCCTGAAACTATAAAAAATTTTAAACTTTTACATTATATCCTATTAAGTAATGGTCTTACTCGTGTCAGTAATGACTTTTATGTTGATTACTACGGAAATGTTGATTATCACTTCTCACCTTGGACTAATAAAGGTGGAGCTTATGATATTATACCTAATAAATTATTTGATTTTTTAGATAATTTTTTTGATTCTATTAAAGATGAAGTTTTAGATTCATTAGAAGGTGATGGTGATTCTAGAGCAACGGTGTCATGTGAGTATTCAACAACAGACAAAACTTTAATAATTGAAGAAAATATTCAAACTATGGGTTATGAATCGTATTACCAAGAGTTTGAAATTGACGAAAAGGAATTACTTGAGGATATGGTTCAGTGGAAAGAAGATGGTAAACTTAAAATTAGAGTTAATTTTAGCGGTGGTGGTGATTCAGGTTATATTGATGACGTTGGTCTAATCAATGATACTGATGACAAACATTATGAATTTACAGCGGTTTGGGAAAGTAAGTTATACAACATTTTGGAACAAAATCATGGTGGATGGGAAATAAATGAAGGTTCTGAGGGAACGTTCATAATTGATAATGAAAACCAAACTATAGAACTAGATTTTCGTATGAATGTTGAAGAATCTTCAACAGGTTACGAATATAAACACCAATTTGAGTTTTAATAAACCTGAATAGTTCTTTGTGGTCTGTCATCACCAAAGTCAGGACAGAAATAAACATTGTTACCATCGTGGTAAATTGTTCCACCAACTCCATTAGGAATTTTGTGTTTTTCATGGAATTTTTCACCCAAATCTATTTGGTGATTACCATCTTTGATAATAAAACATAAGTTTTCAAAATCACACTTATATTGTTGGTCCTTGTTTTTATGTTTCATAAACTCGTCAAAAGACATTACATATCTCGCATCTTCGTTAAGGTATCTTTTAACGATAAATTCTAATTGGTTTTCTGTGATAATAAACTTTTTCATATTCTATAAATATAAGGGTTAAGAATAAATTCCTTGACTATAAATTTTCCATTCTTTTTCTCTTCTGTCAGGGTGAGAAAAATCTAAAAAGTTAACTTTAACTGAGTTAGAATTTGGATTAATTTTTAAAGAACTACTTAATTTCGGAGCCTTTGTCGTACAACCCGCAAATCCAACTTGATAACATAATGATGATAATGCGTCAACTTGTTTTTGATTCAAATTAGGATATATCGCTAATAACTTACTTGCCAATTTATTTAAAGTTGTTTTTAAATATACTTTAGCTTTATCTTTTGTAATTGATGGGTCTTTAGGTGTTACTTTTCTACCATCAGGGTAATAAACGGTACCATAACCAATTGTTGGAGTTCCTGATGCGGTTCTACCTTTTAAACAACAATCAGATTCTCCTCTAATACATTTACCACCTTTAGCATCATCATAAACACAAGGAACAAAAAACTCAATATTACCTACAAAATCTACAAGTTTATCTGAAACACCTGTAGGTTTTGGATTGTTTTTTTTATTTTTTTCAGATACCGCACTTGCCGCTTTTTCAAGTCCCGTTTTAATTGTTTTATTTATATCACTAACAACACCTCCTGATGCTGGTTTCATTTGGTCTTTTGGTTGTCCCATAGAAGACCATTTATCCATAAAATTGGGTTCTTTATTTGACTTGTTAAAACCCATAGTTTTATTAATGTCATCAAAAACTGATTGTTCATTAATATTTGGTTTTAATACAGTCATTGCTTCAGGAAAATCCTTATTTAAAACATCCTCATCTTTATTTGTGTAAGGAATATTTTGCAAAACGTATCTAATAGAGTTTAGACCTGAAATCTTTTTATCGTTAGAATCCAAAACAACCCACGGATGATTCACTGTAGATGTCTTATCAAAAAGTTTTTGTTTATATTCTGTAAACTTTTCCCACACATCTTGCATCTTCTCATCATTCTCAGAATACTTCCAATATTTCAATGGTGACTTCTGTCTGAAATCAAATCTCTTAGCTTGAGTTTCTTTATCTATTGAGAACCAAAGTTTAAATAAGTAATCCCCATCAACAACCAATGATTCTTCAAAATCCTGAACATTATCCATAAAGTCTTCGTACTCTTCTGACGAACCATAACCCATTACAGGTTCAACTAATCCTCTATTGTACCAACTTCTATCAAAGAAGTTTATCTTACCTTTTTCAATTTGATTACTGTATCTATCCCACCAGTTCTTTCTTTCATCAGGTGTTGGGATACCAAGAGCAATAACTTTATAATATCTTGGATTTAAATTTTCAGTGAATTTCTTAATTGTAGAACCTTTACCTGCCGAGTCTCTTCCTTCAAAAACAATAATAACAGTTTTACCTGTTTGTTTTAACCATTCCTGTAGTTTTAATAATTCAACTTGAAGGAAAAATAATTCTTTCTTATAAATGTCTTTATCTAAAATTGACGGTTCCTCTTCGGGACTAACAACTTCTTTTTTATTTTTTCTTTTCTCTAATGATTTAGTAAGTTGTTTAAAAAATTCAAAAACATGAATATCTTTACTACCTTTTAATTTTAAAGTTTTTTCAATACCTCTTGTAAGTAAACTAAAATCAACTAAACCTTGTTTAGAATATTCTTCAATCTTATTAATAAATTTTTGGATTTGAGCACTATAAACTTTATTGTCTTTTAAAAATTCAATAAGTGATTTTACCTCAGGGCTATATTTTGGCTTATCTGCCTCTTGTAAACCCATCATGTTTTTCATCTTACTAACTTCAGTCAATAAATTCCTCATACTGATAAATACTTTTTAATAAATATTTTGTTAATCTTGATTATTTTTAATAAAACGCATATATTTAATTTTAATGACTACAAAAAAAGTTAAAAGAAAATTACGAAATTTAAATAACAATAATATTTTTAAGAAATCCTGACATTTGTCAGGATTTTTTTTGCCCTTTTAATAAATAAAACAAAAAAAACAAAAAAATGAAAAACACAGAAACTTACAACGAGTTAGTTCAAAAAATGAGAACATTCTTCCAAAACAAAGGTTTTAAAGAAGTTCCAACCCAATCAAGATTGTCAATCTTGGCAGCGTGTGAAAATCCACACTCAATAACAACATTTAATTATCAAGGAGAAGTGTGGCCACTACCACAGACAGGTCAAATGTGGTTAGAATACGAACTTCTTAAAAATCCTGAATGGAATGGTGTATATTGTATTTCAACGTCGTATAGACAAGAAAAAGACCCAATCCCAGGTCGTCATGAAATGATTTTTCCAATGTTTGAGTTTGAATCAAAAGGTGGAATGAAAGAAATGTTAAAACTTGAATCAGAACTTTTAGACTATCTTGGATTTGATAGTGAGGTAGAAGTTAACTACGACGATGTTTGTGAAGAATATGGTGGAGTATCCATTTTAGAGAACGAACACGAGACAAAAATGTGGGAAGAAAAAGGACCAGTAGTGTCTCTACAAAACTTTCCTTACAGAACAAATCCTTTTTGGAACATGAGAGAAGGTAAAAACAAAATATTCAACAAAGTTGATGTAATTCTTTACGGACAAGAGACTATCGGTTCTGCTGAAAGAAGTTCTAACGTAGAAGAAATGAGAAATAACTTCTACACAATAGAAAATGGAAAATACTCTGAAAAACTTTTTGAATTATTCGGAAAAGAAAGAGTAGAAAAAGAATTGGAAGAGTTTTTATCACACGATTTCTTCCCACGATTTGGTGGTGGAATAGGAATGACTCGTTTATCAAGAGCTTACGAACTACTACAACAAGAAGTAACAGTATAAATTACAAATCCCCTCAAATGAGGGGATTTTTTTATTCTTTAATCTCTTTCATCAACTTACCCCACAACACTGTCTGTAATAGGATGAGACCAACACTTAAAACAAATACAGGTAATGATGGTGAGGTTACCATTAATACAACTGATAATACAAGAGCGAACATTGCTGAAGTCAATTTTAGTTTTAAGTTTTTCATAGTAGTGTTAGTGTTAATTGTTCTACAAATATAAACAAAAAAACTCCCGATTGGGAGTTTTTTATTATTTTTTTTAAAAAATTAACGTCTTCTAATGTGTCTTCTGATACTCTCAGCCATTGGGTCCATTGGTGCTTCATCTTCCGTATCCATATTATCTACTTCAACCTCAGAATCCATTTCTTCACCTGAATCCATTTGATTACTTTCATAATTACTGATGATAGATTTAAGTTCCATAGCTTCTTGTTCTTTTCCTTCAGTTTTTCTTAATTCTCTGTATAAATCTTTAAGATAATCCCATCCAGCAATACCTAAAAGTCCAATAGTTGTTCCAACCATTGTTACGATAGCACCACCAGTACTCATAGCTTCAGGATTAAAGAAGTTTTGAAGCTCTTCGTTAACACCATTTCTTTTATTTCTTTTTGTTTCTTTAACTACTGTTTTAATTAAGTTAGTTAATTCTGATTCTGATAATCTTACAACTTTTTTCATTTTTTTATATTTTTTTTTATTTTAAGTATTAATCACATTAATATGTTATAAATATTCAGAAATTTTGATTTTTCACTTTGAAAATACATTTTTTTCATTTATTATTGAAATATGACAAAAATTAAAAACGGTGATAATGTATCTGTTCATTATACAGGTAAATTAGAAGATGGTTCAGTATTCGACACATCTTTAGCTGAGGGTAGAGAACCTCTTACAGTAACATTAGGTCAAGGACAATTAATTCCAGGTTTTGAAAACGGATTAATTGATATGACCGCAGGCGAAATGAAAACAATTGAAATTGAGCCAGAAAATGCTTACGGAGATATTAAACCTCAAATGGTTAGTGAAGTACCACTATCTCAAGTCCCTGAAGGTGTTAAAGCTGGGGATATGTTACAAGGACAAAACCAATTTGGTCCTGTAAACGTTGTAGTTACAGAAGTTAAAGAAAGTACTGTTGTGTTGGACATGAACCACCCACTAGCAGGTAAAAAACTTATCTTTGATTTAGAAGTTGTATCTGTAAACTAATACAATTTCATTTATTTTAAAAATTTCCCACTTTTGTGGGATTTTTTTTTAAAATAAATTTGTATAATCAAAAAACATGTGTATATTTGTAGAAGATAATCAAACAATAACCCTCTAATACTTACAACAAAATGAAAAAATTCACCTTCGCAATCGTAACACTCTTCATCATCTCTACATTGTTAGTTAACTTATTAAGTGTGGGATGTCCAGTTCAATTCATTAATACTGTAAATTTAATCTCAGCGTTAAATAAACTAACTCTTATTTTCTTGGTTGTTCCAAGTGTGATGATTACTATTTACCGTTCAACAAAAAATGTTATCAAATAAAAAAGGAGGGGTTTAACTATCCCTCCTTTTTTATTTAAAAAGTATATTAACTACAGATTCAATTCAGATTTAAGGGTTAATTCCTCCGTCGCCTATAACCTTACTTACCTTATTTAATCCACTATTAATCGTTTTAGTTGCTCTAGTTTTAAAATTTCCTTTACAACCAGCAGGAAGTGAAGTATAACCACTATATTCACCACACGTAAATTCAAACCCACCTTTCTTAGGGTCACCCTTGTCACCACCATAAGCTTTTTCCGCGGAATTACATAATCCGCTTAAATGTTTATTAATAGGGTTTACATAGTATGGAACATCGATAGCGCCAAATGTATCCTCACCTCTAAACATACGTTTAACTGCGAAAGCAGTAACATCACAATAATTATCTTGGACATTCTCCCTAATATTATGTAATATTGTAATATACAAGTCAACAGTTTTAATACCATAAACTAAGTTAGCAATTGCCTCTTCATCAACCGTTCCAGCTAAACCAGCCTTTTCAGCTGCGGTAACTCCATCAATGAATCTCCAAGCAGCATCATTATTTTGTTGTAGTATTCTATCCAAAGTTTGGTTTCCAGTACTCTC